CTCCCTCGTCAAAGATATCTTCAGCTTCCCCTTGGTCAATTGCGGTTTCTCCTGTCATAATAAAACTCCTCTATTAAATTTAATTACTTGATCTCTGCTCCTTAAACCTTTTCGCTTTCTTTGTTATATTTTTAATCATGGAGGCTTTGTCAGAAAATGATCTAGTTGGGATGCTAGGATAAGGACCTTCCTTCAGGCGAGCTTGATACATGGCTTCTGCTCGCTCTTTTTCCTCTTGAGTCTGTGCTATAAGATTTTTATCTGCCTTCTTTTTTGCAGGCGATATACTATCCTGTTTACGCTGCTCAACCTGTTTCTTAGCCTTATCTGCAATTCCAAATATATCAATCATACCTAGAAATTTATCTAAGGTTGATTTTGGTTTTGGTTTTATGTTTGGTGGCATTATTTAAATCTCCTCATATCCTCGCTCCTTCATTAATGTTTGTCTATGTCCGGGACCTGTAACCATGGCCTCTAGACCTTCATCATATTGCTCCATAAATACATTGGGTCTGGAGTTTATAGTAATTAGGGTATGAGCAGGCCCCATACAACTGGAGCATCTCACAGTATCCTTGTCAACCAATGTAACATACTCCTCCCACTCCTTTCCACACCTATCACACTCATAATCATACAAGGGCATATCTAGTTCCCCTCTTTAGATTTCTGCCTATCAGTAGCAGCCTTCATTAATATATCCATGACCTTAACCTCCCTATCAACTCCTTTATCCGCAGACGCCATCGAACTCTTCTCACTATCCACATTACCTTTAATCCTTGCCACCTCCACATCAGTTTGTGTTTTAAGCTGGGTTTTTTGTAGGTCAGTTTGGGTTTTAAGCCTAGGTTCTGCAAGAGCGGCCTCCATTTGTGCTTGTTGTGCTTGTTGTTGTTCCTGTTGAACTTGTTGTGGATCTCTCATCAATCTTGAAATATAGGAACCAAAACCACCCCACTCCAAAGCCAACTTAGTAACCTCTGTCTTGTCGATTAGGGGATTGGCTTGGGCGAATTGAACCAAGGCTCCCGCCTTTTGCATCCTCTCCTGTTCGTTGGTGGGTTGCGTAGATCCTACCTCAATCCCGAACGTATATTCCCCACTTATCATTTCCCTATCCACAGCCATGAAGGGGAATTTCTTCCCCCGTATGGCTTGGGGAGTATCTTGGGAGATTGACTGGGCTTGGTCTTGGGTTACGGGAATTTCAGAATCTACAGGCAAGGTTTGTTGGGCTATCTTTAACATTTTTTTAATTACATTAGAGAGGAACCTTTCCACAATCATAGATCGTTCCGCCCGCCTTGACGAAATACCCTGATTAATTAATTGACCTTCTTGAGCTGTTTGGAGTTTTTCCGCCCCACCTGCTTCGAACTGGGCAATCCCCACCTGTCTCATTATATCTTGTTTAATAAGACCTACAGTTTGATACATGTCTTGTGATATTGTTGCATCCTTAACTACAGCAATAGCTGTGTTGGGATCACCCTTTGTTCTTATAGCAGAGCCAGAAGGACCATGTGCCCACTTCTCCACCTCATCAGGCTTCACCCTCTTATCGTCATAGGCATATTTCCTGTCAGATATCCGCCCCACATGATCTACCATCTTAGACTCAAACCTATTTAGAAAGTCTTGTTTGGCTTGGTATATGGCTGTGTCTGCTACAGGGTATGTTTCGTCTGGGTTGTAATTGAACCAAACCGATTCCAGGGGATAGGAATTACCATAGTCTAAGGGCCATGGTGTGTCTCTCAAAAATTTCTCATGACCCTCAACAAAAACAATAAGTCTTTGGTTCTTTTTATCCCAAATATCCCAACCCTCTACCCTACCAAAGCTCTCACTCCCTTCCCTAACCAATTCCCTAGGATTGCCCCCCATCCTCGTATCCACTTTATTAAATTTCGATGTGTCCTCTCGTATATCAACATTGACTTGAATATTCCTTGTATTTTTTAGGGTAGGATCGTCTTGAAGTTCTTTAACAGTCTTTTGCCATTTTATGGCAATCCAATCATCATGGTCTATATTATGGTCCTTGGAACTGGGATCTCGAAGTACGTCAAGAGGGGAGACTCTCTGTACAAAAATAGACTCCTCCTCAATTCTATCAAGGAATGTGCCCGGACTTATCTCATCTTGCAGGACTTCAAGATCATATCCCACCATGATATAACCAACAGGACAGATGAGGGCATCAATTATGGCCTTATCAGTCTCTCCCTTAACATTAAGCTCTTCAAACAAGAATTGAGACAATATTTCGACCCGTTGGACCAAAATTGAACTATCCACGGGCTGTCCTTGGTAGAAAAATTGAGATTTTCGAGGCTTTGCGAAGATTTTGGGACGATTTTGGGCTATGGAGGGCTTGATTGTTTGTACGGCTGTAAAGACCATATTATCAACAATCTCATTATTATACATTTCCCTCGAATCTTCCGCCATATGAGTCCACTGACTTCCCTTGTAATAATTACGGAATAGTTTAGTGGGCTTTTCCATAACCTTCTCATGTTCTTCCCTTGCATGAGAGATTTTGGCTTTCCAATCGTCTATGTTTTCTTTAGGCATTATTTATCCTTGACTTTACTTCTACGGTTAAATTTCGACTTAATACTCTTAGAAACGACCCTACCTACAGTCTGACTAATCCTAGCCTGCTCAGCAGCTTCTTGCATAGTCATCAACCCTGACTTAACTTTAGGTTTGATATTTTGAAATTGATTCTCTTTTTTAATTATCGCTCTTCGCTCCGCATTCTCCTGATGTTTTAAAGAGCCTTGCTTAGGAATCTTCTTAACACTCCTTATCTTATCTGCAAAGGTAAGAGCTGCTTTAAAAGCCTTCTGTGCTAATGTTAATTTAGACATTTACCATATATCCTTTTTTAGTATTAGATCTAGTCTGTTGTCTGAAATAATTAAATGAACCAACGGGTGCGATATCCTCCCTTTTTAGATCATAAGGACTTGGCCTAGACATAACTCCATATCTCAATGCATCACACGCATGATCGTTTAATTTCCTAGCTTCTTCTTTAGGGTTAGAGTTCCTCTCCTTTATTTTCTTCCACACATACTCAGGGATTTCAGACAAAAGACTAACACACCGGGCTGAGATGAAGAGTCTTGGCGAACCCTGTTTCCCTGTTATTGGATGTATGTGATCAGGATCGACCCGAAGATACTCTCCAACCCTATTCCAGCCTGCAGCCTTATCATTCTGTGCCTTTTCTAAATATATATCATACTCATCATATTCATCCCACACACTCCACGCTCTCCCCTCCTTCTCCCTATTTTTTCCCCACATGGAAGGGTCAGCAAGGATATAATCGAAGGAAGTTACGTCAAATCTGGACATAATGTTGTAACAATGTGATGAAACTAGCCCTTTTTGGTAATATTCATCATACACAAAGATATTATCATCGTTATCTACATAAAATGCAAGAAAACATGTAGGATTTGTTTGTCCATGGTCGATGGCGGCGAATTGTCTATAAGTTCCTTTAGGTGGTGGGGGGATTTCTAGGTCTGAGCCTAGATTGGGGAAGACATGGGTGGAATGGTCAAAATCGGGCCACACCTGCCCTTCAACTGCATCCCAACTCCCCTCCACATACCTACGCACCCACGACTCCGGGTTATCACGCTTCAAATCATCAAGGTATCCTGGGGGCAAATATTGGTTGTCCTTCAGGAGGGATTGAACGAATAGATGTTCGTCCAGAGGGTTACCAAGCTGAGTAGGGACAACGAAGGTCTGTTTCAACCAGCCTGGTTCGGGATTTGAGGCGTATAGACCAAAGAATCGTGGGTACTTACCTGTAGGTAATTTCCACCTTATCCTAGCCTTCAACATATTTATAACATCTTCATTACATTCACTAGCCTCATCCACACAATAAAACCCTATTTCTAAGGATTTAATTCGTTCATCTGCATCAGGGCCTGAGAGTCCCCCATATAATATCTTAGATCCATTGATAAAATCTATCTCTTTCTTGGTCTGATTCCAACCTTGCTTGGCTATCAATTTTTGGCCTGAAATTTCTTCAATTTCAGCGACTAGAGCTAGGAGAGTTATGAGGGTTGTTTTTCGAAACGCCTCACTCTCATTCCTGCCCATAAATCCCCTATTACCGGGGAATAACATGGAGAGTCTTATGGCCTCGGCACATAATGCCCTAGATTTCCCCCCTCCAACCCCACCACCAAATAATTTATATTTTTCCGGAGCGTCTCTAAATATTACTTGTTTTGGGGTTGGTCCTTCTCTTCCATAAAAAAGATCTGTGACGGAGTCAGTCATTTAATTCTCGGTTATTTTATCAAGTTTACGTCCAAGTTTCTTACTCTCTCTTACCTTCTTAGCTCCACCTCCTTCTTTTATAGCAGCCTTGACATTATCAATTGCAAATTTCTTAACAAACTCTTTATGACTTTTAGTTTGTTTAGCTTTTTTTCCAGTTTCTACATTAAGCCAACCCTGAGCAATCTCTCTTTGAGCTTTCTTCGTCCCCTCAACTCTCTGCCCTGCTTGTACATCTTCGACTACCTTCTCAAACTTAGGTTTTATGGCGGGAGAACCAAAAACATCAATTCTAGATGTCTGTGTTCTCTTATCATCCATAAATTGTTGCCGACCTGTTTGACTCTTAATAATCCTTTCATGCTCTCTTCGTACTTGCCCAGAATTTTTCCTTTTATTAGCTGTCTTTATAAGGAATTCAATTATATTTCGACCAGCTTTAAATACATCAGTAACTAGTTCTCGTTTACCCATGAAATTTATTCCCCTTCTTCCTGTTCTCTTCTTTAGTCAAGTATTGTAAATTACAAGGCACATGAAGCCCACATACCTTCTCATTTATGAGTGGAATTATGTGATCTACTTCATGTTCTGGGGGACAGTTATTATATATGTCATTTACCGCACCCGTGCTAGTCCATTCGAGGGTAGCACTTAATTTTACAGCCCGTCTTTTTGCATTATTTCTAGTTCTTTTATTTCGTAGAGTAGGACACCCCGCCTCCATCCTCTTCCTATGCCATTCATTTTTTACCTTGCGTTCATTTTTAGACCATAACGGGTCCGTTTTCCTCTTCTCCTTCTGCCACTCATTATTCCTCCTCCTCTTCTCCCTAAGCCATTCCTTATCTAATTTTTTCTTAGCATACCAAAGCTTATAACTCTCCCTCTTCTCTTCTTTGGTTTTAGGGGGCATTAAAGTTGTTTTGTTGCAACAATCATATCTAGGGGAATTTCCGCCACCCCCCTATATTGCTCTTCCTCCGCATTTATATCATTGTTAAAACCAAGAAAGACTTTGCCATTTATTAGACCCATAAACCAACCCGGTGTTGAATATATAGTATCCCCCTGTATCTGAGCATGCTCTCTTAAATCTTTTCTCTTAACAGCCTTACCATATGTATCGACAGCATCAATCCAATCAACCAAGACTACCTTTCCAATCATTGATTTTTTGAAGAATTGCCTTATTGTCATTTTCCTCTAGGACCAAATAATTTAAGTTCTTTCCTTGCTTCCTTAGCTAATGGCTTCAGGACTTTCCTTCCAAAATCTCTATTTTGTTCTGGTGTGAGGCGTGGGCGTTTGACTGCCTTCGGCGATCTGCCAGGAACTCTACTCTTAATAGAAAATTTGTCTATCTTCACACGATCATCGTGGAGTGGTATTGAGCCTGGATCTGTTACCTTTGCT